GTTTTGGCAAATCAACCGAAAAAACAACTGACTCGATTCGCAAGATGCGATACACTGCTGGTCAGTTAGGATTCCAAGTACAGGATATTGCGGTGCAATTGCAGTCGGGCACAAGCGCAATGGTTGTGTTTGGTCAGCAGGGTTCTCAAATCGCTGGTGCATTTGGGCCTGGCGGCGCTATCTTTGGTGCGGTTATCGCAATTGGCGCGGCTGTCGGTAGCCTGCTTGTGGCTTCATTTAGCAAAGGCACTCAATCAGCAAAAGACCTCAAAGCGGAAATTGAAGGGCTAACAGAGAACTTTGAAGCTCTTGGTGAAGCGGCGCGAGCAGTTTACATTCGTGAACTGACTAAGGAGATAGAAGACCATATTGAGACGCTGGACGAACTAAAACTCCAGTACAATTCCTCAAGGATTAAACTTATTGGATTAGGAAATCTTTTGGGTGATAACGCAGGCCGCATAAAAGAACAAACTGTTATAACTCAAGACTTGGCAAAGGCAGTTGAGGATTACGAGAAGAAAATAACTGACGCTGGCGAGAAGGTCGACTTGCTTACTGGCAAGAAAAAAGAGGAAACCACAGAGACAAAACGGCAAATTGAAGATATCAAGCGTTACGTTGAACGTATGCAAGAGCAGGCGGCAACGATTAGCCTAAACACTATTGAACTAGCTAAGTACAAAGCTGTTCAAATGGGGGCTAACGCAGCGCAGATGCAATCGATATTGTTGTCGGCACAACGCATTGCTCAATACACAGCCGAGCAAGAGGCAATTAAGAAAGCCACAGTTGAGGCTGAAAAGCAAAAGAAGATAGAAGAACAGAACGCCCAAAGAAAAACACAAGACCAGAACAGGCTTGATGAGAAAATAAAGCAGATTACTGACGGTGAAGCTCGCAAAGCAGAAGCCGAGCAAGCAGCTACCGACCAGCGTGCCGTGCAGATTGCCGAAAGCCTAATGTCCGAGGAGGAGCAGATTCGTATGTCATACGAAAGGCGCTCACAAATCATTCTCGACAGCACACTGCTAACTGGCCAACAAGTAAACGAAGCGATGGCAGATCTGGAATTGGAGCGCCAGGACAAATTACGGGCAATCAAAGACAAGTCAGCCGAAGAAGATAGGGCACGCTCTGCACAGACTACTAGCCAGTTACTGGCCTTTGAAGATATCTTACTGCAGGGCAAAAGCGAAAAGCAAAAGACCGCCTACAGGCTGGCTGTAAACCTTGCTAGTGCTGAGAAACGACAGAACGCGGCTAAGATTGTCTCCGACAGCTATGCGGCTGCTATGGGTGCTTACAAGGCCTTAGCGGGTATTCCTATTATCGGCCCTGCGTTGGGCGCTGGTGCTGCTGCGCTTATTCTGGGTGCTGGTGTTAGCTACGCTGCCAAATCGCTCACAGGACGCGCTCTTGGCGGTCAGGTGCGTGGTGGCGAGTCCTACGTGGTTGGCGAGCGTGGCCCAGAGGTATTAACAATGGGTGGCAGTGGCCGGATTACGACAAATGAAAAGATACGCAATAGCAGCAGTGGTGATTCTGGCGGCGTAAAGCAGGCTAATATCACATTCCAAATTAGCACTGTAGACGCGCAAGGGTTTGACGACTTGCTGGATTCACGGCGTGGTCAAATCGTCAACATGATAAATACCGCCTTATTCGACCAAGGCCGGAGGGCAATTGCATAATGGCTGGCACATACCCAACAACGCCTGAATTCCAGGCCATCAACTTAAAAAGCACGCACAACAACGTAAAAAGCACCACTGTTAGCGGTCGCGTGCAGGTTCGCACTATTGGCGGGCAAAAGTGGGCTTTTAGCGCCAAATACAACCCAATGACACGTGCTGAATTCCAGCCGGTGTTTGCGTTTGTTACTTCTCAGCAAGGTATGCTAGGAACGTTTGGCATTGTGCCGCCCGTTATAGGCTCTACAAGCGGCTCTGCAAGCGGTACGTCATTAGTCAATGGGGCAACCAGTGCAGGCGCTACTAGCGTGCCTGTAGACGGTTTTACGGGTGACATAAAGGCTGGCGACTTTGTTAAGTTTGGGCACGGCAAGGTTTATATGCTTACGGCTGACCGCAACGGGGCTGGCAATATAAGTATTGAGCCAGCCCTTGTAAGTGCCGTTTCCGATAATGAAACCATGACATACAACAACGTATCGTTTACCATGCGAATGAACAACGATGTGCAGTCTTACTCTTTGAGCCAATTTGAGTATTACACCTACGAGGTGGACATGGAAGAAGTGCTGTGACACGTTCAATAAATGCTTCAACCATCACTGCGCTACAGTCTGACGCAATACGGCTGTGCCACCTGGTGCAAATTGATTTTGCAACAACACAGCGCATAACCGATAATTTCCACGCGGTAGTTAGCGGCGGCAATACATTTTTGCCGGTCGGCCATTTGTTAAGCATTGGCCAACCACAAGAGACGCAAGACCTGCGGGTGGGTAGTGTGCAAATCAGGCTGTCAGGCGTAGAGCAAAGCTATGTATCCATATTCTTGAATCAAGAGTACATCAACCGTCGCGTTAGGCTTTGGAAGGCTGTATTAGACACGGCTGGCGCAGTTATAGGTGATGCTATTATTACCTTTGACGGGCAAATAACAGGCTATTCAATCCAAGACTCTGAAGATTCATCTGTGATTACGCTTAACTGCGCCTCACACTGGGCAGACTTTGAGCGCAAGGCTGGAAGGTTGACCAACACAAACTCGCAGCAATACTTTTTTCCAGCCGATACGGGGTTTAGGTACGCTGCCAACAGCATCAAAGATATAAAATGGGGCAAAGCGTAAACTCCAGCCACGTTGATTATTTGCTGCGCTCTGGCGACGACACTATAGAGCCTGACAACTACATTGAAAACGAGCACGGCTTTGCAAGCTACCAAATAGACGGCCAGCAGTTTACAATCATTCAGTGCTACGGTGATGGGCTATGGTGGGACGCTGAATTTAATAGGCTTGCCAAGGCTAACAATTGCACTAATATTGTGTTTGCCACACAACGAAACCCTAAAACCTTTGCACGCAAGTTTGGATACAAGACTATGGCTACTGTTATGACTAAAGAGGTTGCCTAATGAGTAAAATAGTCAAAGGTGTTGTTGGCGTTGTCCGTAAAGTTGTTAGGGCTGTAACCAGTGTTATCGGCGACGTTATTTCTTGGCTTATACCGCAACTAGAACAGCCAGACTTGGGGCAAGAGGCCCGAGGTGCACTGGTAAATAAACAGTCAAACATTGAACAAATACCGGTTATTTACGGTGAGCGCAGGGTAGGCGGTACTATTGTATTTGTTGAGACAAGCGGCCCTAGCAACTACTCTTTATACATCTGTTTAGTTTTAGCAGAAGGCGAAGTGCAGGCGATTGGCGACGTCTACATAAATGACGAGCTGTTAACAAGTGGGAGCAAACACTTTGGACACGTCTTAATTGACAAAAAAACAGGTGCAGATTCTCAATCGGCAAGCAGCGTTTTACTTGCCGCACCAAGCTGGGAAAGCACTGACAAGCTAAGTGGCATAGCATACCTTGGCATACGCCTAACTTACAACGCAGACGTGTTTAGTGGCATCCCAACAATCACGGCTGACGTGCAAGGCCGTAAAGTTTATGACCCGCGCACAACGTCTACTAGCTATTCAAGCAACCCTGCTTTGTGCCTGCGAGATTACCTTACGAACACGAGGTACGGGAAAGGTTTGCTAGAAACCGTTATTGATGATGTATCTTTTGGTGCTGCTGCAACTGATTGCGACGTTAACGTTGAATCATACGATGGTGGTGACGATGTAAAAGCGTTTTCTTGCAATGCGGTAATACTTACAAACAAAAACATATTCGATAACGTAAAAATATTGCTGTCTGGTATGCAAGGCATCATGCCTTACCAAAACGGCCAGTACCGCTTGTTCGTTGAAAAGGACAAGGCAAGTACTTTTGACTTTACGACAGACAACATAATTGGCGGGATTAGTTTTACAGGCTCTAGCAAGTCGTCAAAGTACAACAGAGTGACTGCAAAGTTTGTTAACCCTGATGCAAACTGGCAATCTGACGCAGTAATTTGGCCAGAAGTTGACTCAACAGAATATACGGCTTACTTATTGGCTGACAATAATATAGAGTTGTCTACAGAGCTAAACCTTACAACAGTTACAAACTACTACCAAGCACGCAACATTGCAAAAACCGCGTGCCTAGCATCAAGGCTTGCAGGCATGACTGTAGAGCTTGAATCAACATCTGAAGCGCTTGTTTGCGTTGTTGGTGATATTGTTACGGTTACGCATCCAACCCCAGGGTGGAATGAAAAAGAGTTTCGTGTAACTCGTTTATCACTAAATTACAACGGGACAGTTACCGCTTCTTTGAGTGAGCATATCGCAGCAGTTTACCCCTGGGTAAACGACAAACAGCAGCCGGTAAGCGCTCAATCTACCCTGCCAGATGCGTTTGAGGTATCGCCACCAGAAAGTTTAACCCTTGGGCCAACAAGCGTTGTGGCTGCTGACGGAACAACACAGGCGGGCGTTTTAGTGACTTGGGGTGCTTCGAGTAACGTTTTTGTCAGCCATTACGAAGTGCAATATATTCGCGGGGCTGCTAATTTTGATTGGGGCTTAATTGATGATGCAAGCACAGCATCTGCCGATTACGGCCTAGTTACTGGCACGCCAGACAGCAGCGCTGATTATGGCTCTATTGCAGATACAACGGCGGCAGCGGAAACAAACTATAACTCTGTTTTTGTGTCTGAGCCGTACTATGTTATCAACAGCGCTGTTGCTGGGGCTACATATTCAGTTCGAGTGAGGGCGGTAACTGCCATTGGTTCAAAAAGTGGGTTTGTATCTGCTAGCGCAATTACATACGGCGACCAAACAGCGCCAAACCCACCAAGCGTTGTTAATGCATCTGGTGATTACAAGCAAATCGCATTAACTTGGGTCAACCCAACGGTTGCAGATTTTGATTATGTTGAGGTTTATCGCAATACAGTAAATAGTAGCGCAACTGCTTCGCGTGTTGCAGTTATTCGCGGCTCAACTTACATTGACTCGCCACTGGGTATAAATGTCACTCGTTACTACTGGGTAAAAGCGGTTGATAGAACTGGCAACAGTAGCGGGTTCAGCGCAGGCGTCTCAGCAACTACCGAGTTTATAGACTCCGATTCATTTAGCGCAGAGGTTCTTAACCTGTTCTTCGAGGCAGGCGCATACGGCATTGAGCCTGTTGCCACTTTGCCAGCATCGGGTGATTTTGACGGTCAGATTAAATACCAAACAACATTAAACAAACTTTATAGATGGAATGCGTCCACCACGGCATGGACTGATGACATTTTTAGTATTACGTCTGGCTCGGTAGATGAAGCCTCATTTGCCGCTGGCATCGAACCGATAAAGGTTGTTGCTGAACTGCCAAGCCCAACGGGTTACACAGGCGCAAAGGTTGTGTTCCTAACAACTGATAACAAGTTGTATCGTTATGACGGCGCGGCTTGGGTCACCGGCACTTTAGCTGCTGACATTGATGGAACATTAGCAGCCAGCAACTTTGCACAAGACTTGCGCCCTGTCGAGGTCGTATCAGCTTTGCCGTCTAGTGATAACTTTGCTGGACGCACTGCTGTTCTAACCACTGACAATAAGCTGTATAGATACACGGGAACGGCTTGGACTGCTGCTGTTAACTCTACAGATATAAGCGGCACACTAAGCGCGGCGCAAATTGCATCGCTGACTGCAGCTCAAATAACTGGCACGCTGACAAACTCGCAAATCGCAGATTTAAGTGCGGCAAAGATTACCGGCTCAATTGTTGGGACTCAAATATTAGACGGCGCAATATCAACCGCTAAGTTAGCGGCTGGCAGCGTATCAACCGCCAAACTGTCTGCTGGTGCTGTGACCTCCGACACAATAGCAGCTAACGCAATTACAAGCGCCAAGATTGAATCTGGTGCAATTACTACGGCCAAACTAGCGGCTGGTAGCGTAACGGCCACTCAACTTGCGGCTGATTCAGTCAGCGCGGACAAGATACAAGCTAACGCCATTGGAACGGATGAGCTGGCGGCTAACGCAATCACGGCAGGCAAGATAGCAGCCGGTGCTATTGTGAGTGACAAGCTAGAGGCAAATGCGGTAACTGCTGGAAAAATAGCGGCTGGCGCTGTAAGTGCTGACCAAATAGCGGCCAATGCAATTACGTCTGAAAAGATAAACGCGCAGGCTATTACAAGCGCAAAAATAAAAGCTGGCGACATACAGGGTGACCGAATAGCGGCCAATACAATTACTGGCGGTCTGATAGCCGCGTCTGGGATTATTACTGATACAGCTCAAATTAATGATTCTGTAATAACAAATGCAAAAATTGCAAACGCAGCAATTACTACTGCAAAAATTGGCGACCTGCAAGTAACAGGTTTAAAAATTGCAAATGGTGCAATTACGCTTTCCGCTTTTGCTTCTGACAACGGCTTTTATAGATTTTTTACTGCGGGAACATTTCCAGCAGTATCATCTGGTATTGATACTTTTGCATCTTTAACGTTCCCGACAAATGTTGGCGACGATATAACTGTTGAAGTTCATTACGTGTTTAACAGTGAAGATTATCAGTCAAGCGCAGGAACACATATTAAAATTAGGCCAATGATTTCAATTGCAGGCGTTGAAAAATCAGATTATTCGCAGAAATTTTGGTCTGTTTTTGAAACTACTTCACACATTCCAAACAACTTGAAAATTAGGGTTGTTGGCACTGGCTCAAGCATAACGGCGACATTGCGTATGTATTACGAGATTGTTCCTTTTTATAATCCTGCGTACACAGCATACGAGGTAACAAACTGTATTATTTCAGCGTTTGCGAGTAGAAAATGATATTTGCACAAATCAACAAAGAAACCAAAAAAATTGTTATGTTTGTAGGCTTCCAGACGCAAGAAGCTGCTGCTGCACACATAAACGACCACAAAGATTGTTTTTTTATCGAGTCAAACGTTTTTGGTTCGCCAAAAAGATTTGAATACAATCAAGAATCTAACACAATAGAGCCAAAGGGTAACCAATGACAACAGCAGTACAACATCGCCGAGGCACAACGGCCGAACACGCAGTATTTACCGGCCTTGAGGGTGAGGTGACCATTGACACTACAAAAGACACGGTGGTCATCCATGACGGCTCATTAGCTGGCGGCTACCCTTTAGCCAAAGAATCGCTGGCCAACGTCAACCCTGGCGCGCTAAGTGCAATTACAGGCTCCGCAACGGCTGCTGACGACGTTTTCTTGATGTATGACACCTCTGCCACGTCGATGAAGAAAATCACTCGTGCAGAGCTAAATAACGCAATAGAAGCGGACGCACTGGCAAGCGTCACAATTACGGGTGGCACGATTAACGGCACAAGCGTAGGTGCTTCCACACCATCCACGGGTGCATTTACCACGCTGTCGGCATCAGGAACCTCTACGCTGGCTGCTGTGAACTCTGGGGCGTTGGCAGTAACCGGAGCTATCTCCTCCACAGCCGACGCAACCCTGTCAGGCTTAACAGTGGGCAAAGGTGCAGGTGCAATAGCGTCTAACACCGCAGTGGGTGCGGGTGCTTTAAATTCTAACACCACGGGCGGCAGCAACACAGCAGTGGGATATCAGGCTGGGTATAGTAATACGACGGCAAGTTTGATTGCGGCGTTTGGAGATGGCGCACTTCGACTGTCAACAGGAACTCGAAACACAGGGTTGGGCTTTAGCGCAGGTTCGGCAATCACCACAGGCCTAGCAAACACGGCAGTTGGTTCAGGCGCTATGGCCCCAGCTTCAGGGAACTTAATTACGGGCAGTGCTAACGTAGCTATTGGTTCTTGGCGTGACGGCGTACTTGAGGCACCTCTTGCCAATCTGACTTCTGGTTCTGAAAACATTGCAATAGGTACTGGTGCATTAAGGGGTACAACAACGGGTACTTCAAATACGGCTGTTGGGTACGCTTCCCTTGCTAACAACACCACAGGCAACAGCAACACAGCCAGCGGGGCGAGCGCACTCTTCAACAACACCACTGGCGCCAGCAACACAGCCAGCGGGCGGGACGCACTCAACAGCAACACCACGGGCAGCAACAACACAGCCAGCGGGGTGGACGCACTCTACAGCAACACCACCACAGCCAATAACACCGCAGTAGGCTTTGAGGCTCTTTACTTTAATACAACTAATAACAATACAGGAATTGGTTGGCGAGCTGCCAAAGCAAACACAACAGGCGTTCAAAATACAGCCATTGGTCATGCTGCATTAACAGCTAACACTACAGGAGCAACTAATACTGCTACTGGTTTTACTGCGTTAACTAGCAATACCACAGGCTCTTCTAATACCGCTTTCGGTGAAGAAGCACTCCAATCCAACACCACCGCCTCCAACAACACCGCAGTGGGATATCAGGCTGGGTATAGTAATACAACTGCAAACTCCAGCGCGTTTTTTGGATACCAAGCAGGTTATTCAAATACAACTGCTGAAAACGGAACCTTTATTGGTTTTTACGCGGGGCAAGCGACTACTGGTGCGGCTAACACCTTCATTGGGAGTGGGGCGGGGTATTTAGTTACTTCTGGCTCTAAAAACACCATCCTCGGGGGCTACAGCGGCAACCAAGATGGCCTAGACATTCGCGTAGCCAATAATTTCATCGTGCTGTCGGATGGGGATGGTAATCGACTAGTTACCACATCCCCCACTCAAACGGTTGCACTTCAAGGCGCAGTACCTAACGGAGGCACAGGCATCACCTTCCCAGCAACCCAATCAGCATCAGCCAACGCCAACACGCTGGATGACTATGAGGAGGGGACTTGGACTCCTCTTTCTAACACCGCAGGCTACACAACCTCGGTGGCTGTGGGCGTATACACCAAAGTAGGGCGGCAGGTCAGTATTATTGGTTCAGTTAGATTCTCCGCAATAAGCGGAGCCACAAGTTCACTTAATTTAACTGGGCTTCCTTTCACAAGCGCAGTTATTAACGCTACCTTGCATTACACAGGTGTTTGCAGAGAGGATACAACAGCAGGTGATATTTTTGTTGTTCAAGTACAACACGGAACGACGAATTTAGGTATAAATTCTATGGATGGTGTCACAGCAGGCTCGAATCAGATTTTTGCGATTACCCGCGACTACTCATTCTCTGTTACATATTTCGTTTAATTAACTCCGCCATATTAGCGTAGTCAGACTTCATTAACCAAAAGGAAAATATCATGACAATCACAAAACAAATAGTAGTAGACCAAACCACAGTAACTGAGAATGGCATCGTGCTGTACCGCGAAGCAACTCGCATCATGGAGGACGGCGCGCAACTGACGCAGACCTACCACCGTTCAAGCCTGACACCGGGACAAGACCTCACAGGCGTACCAGCCAATGTTGTGGCTATTTGCAACACTGCATGGACTGCTGAAGTTATTGCTGCATACGAGGCTGCACAATCTGCTGCTGCCGCCGAACGTCAAAACCAAGGAAACTAAAATGAACGACACCATCGAAATCACAGCAGAAGAAATCGCCCGCCACTACTCCGCATGTATGGATAGCGTCAACCTCATCAACGCTGGTCAGCCTGAAGACATGACTGACGAAGACTGGGTCGACACAGTATCACGCAACGTAGAGCATTTGCAGATTATGCTGGACAAGACGTATTGGACGACAGAGGATTTAACTCCGATACAAGCCTTGGTCAATTAACATAAAATGAACTATCTAGCACTGGGCGGCAGTGTGGTTTGAACCTTTGTTAGACCCTTACAACCCCAGCGGAGACTATATTTGATGGAAAACATAGACCCGATTCAATACGGCCGTTTGATTGCTCAAGTTGAAAACTTGACAACTAAAGTCGAGTCGATGGATACAGACATTAAAGAGCTGCTTGCTTTGGCGAACAAAGGGCGTGGTGGGTTTTGGATGGGCATGACAATAGCAAGCATGTTGGGTGGCGCTCTTGCCTGGGCTTTAGGTCACTTTAGGTAATGCTTGCTGAATTAGCGGTTGCTAATGCTTGCTTTGCGGCGGTAAAAACAGCGCTAAAAAATGGTTCTGAATTAGCTGCATGTGCATCACAACTTGGTGAGTATTTTGGTATAAAGGCTGAGATTGCAAAAAAGGCATCAAGCAGGGGCAGTGATTCAGATGCTTTTTGGGCGATGGAATCTTTACGTGAGGCGGAGGCTGAGTTAAAAGAAATGCTTATATACACAGGGCGCCCAGGACTATACGATGATTTTTTGCAATATCAGTCTTTAAAAAAACGCGAGCGTGAGCAAGAGGTACGTGACAAAGCCTTAGCGATATACAAACGCAGGCAGAAGCTCTGGGGCTGGGTAAACGGAGTCATTATTGTTATATCAGTTGCAACTGGATTTTTTGTAGTCGCGTTGCTTGTTTGGGCAATTTACACGAAAGGGCAATTCTAATGACTAGACAACTACCGGTTCGCAATATGCGAAAAGCCAAAAACAAAAAGCCACCAAAAAAATGATTGCACTAGCTGGACTACTTGAAATTGGCGGCAAGCTGATTGACAAACTCATCCCAGACCCAACGGCCAAGGCTAAGGCACAGCTAGAACTGGCAGCGCTTGTGCAAAGCGGTGAGTTGGCAAAGATGGCCAATGAAACCGACCTCTACAAGACAGAGCAGACCAACGTAACAACACGCTGGACGGCTGACATGTCGTCAGACTCTTGGCTGTCTAAGAACATTCGACCAATGGCTCTAATCGCTATTTTTACAGGTTACTTTACGTTTGCCATGATGTCTGCTTTTGGATATAACGCCAATGAGTCCTATGTGCAGCTTTTGGGTAGCTGGGGGATGCTAGTATTTGGCGCATACTTTGGCTCGCGCAGCATTGAAAAAATTGCAGAGATACGAGCAAGAAAATGAAAAATTGCACCAAATGCATGGTTGACAAAGCCCTTTCTTTGTTTAGTACAAACAAGAAATCACGAGACGGTCTCCATAGCTGGTGTAGGCCTTGCGTAAATGCGCAGCGAGTAGAAAAACGTGATGTGTATGCCAAAGCCGCAAAAGTTTGGGTTCAAAACAATTTAGAACATGTACAAACTCTTTTTAAGGCTAGGGCGGCGACTCCTGAATATAAGAAGATGAAGGCGCTTTCCGATAAAAAGTACCGAGATACGCAAGGTGCGGCGTTAAAGTTAAAGAAGCAGAATTACTATGCAGACAAACAGCATTTAAGACGGGCTGAATATACCCGCAACAAACAGGGTTACATTGCCAGAGCTTACCAGCGGCTGTACAAAATTAAAAGTCTAACCCCAGCAAACGCTGACAAAACCAAAATCCAATGGTTTTATGCTGAAGCGCAACGTCAAACAGACTTACTGGGTATAAAACATGAAGTTGACCATATTTTTCCAATCTGTAAGGGCGGTCTTCATCACCAGGATAATTTGCAGGTTCTGCCTTGGTTGGCTAATAGAAAAAAAGGCGGTCGAACGCTTGAAAAAATCATTGACATGAAAGCAAAGAAATAATCTGGAGTACGTTATGTCTTTTTGGTTGCCTGTTGTTTTTATTTGCCTCAGTGTCGGCAATTGCGGGTTTGCCAGCGGCAGATTGTCTGTTTCTATTGAACAGTGCGAAGCCCAAAATTTTCAAGTTAGACGTAAGTTAGCAACCAACACTGAAGTTGCCGCGTTTGATATGACTTGCATTGAAATAAAACCAAAGGCGACTGACTCACTATGAATTACAAAGAATCCCTAGCGCATATACTTAAACATGAGGGCGGTTGGGTAAATGACCCAAGAGACACAGGCGGCGAGACGAATTTAGGTGTTACAAAAGCTGTCTGGGAGGAATGGCTGGGTCACGCAGTAAAAGACGGCAGTATGAAGTCGATGACGCAACTGGACGTTGAGCCGCTTTACAAGCGCAAATACTGGGACAGAGTAAAAGCCGATGAGTTACCAGACGGATTGAACTATT